ATATCTTTCAATGCTTGGTTTTGTGAAAGTTCGCCTAATCCTGCTTGTTGCATAGCTTGTTGAGCTTGTTGTGTACCTATTCCAGCTTGTTGTCCTGCTATCCCTGCTTGTTGTTGTGCTAGTTGCCCTAATAAAGAAGCTTGGTTTGCTTGTCTTCTTTGTTGGTTTTCAAATGAGGACATTGCTGATTGTTGAGCTTGACCAAAGTTTCTAGATAAATCTTCAAATATTCTTCTACTTGCTACATCACCTAATTCGCGTTGAGCGATGCCTTCCATAATACCTTGCCTTGACCCACCAAATGCTCCAGCACCTATAGCTCCAGCACCTCTTTGGGCTTGTTGTTCTGCAAACTGTTTGTTTAATTGTTGTAGGGCTGATTCAGTTACTGCTTTTTGATAGGGATTCATAAACTGTTGCACCATACTAGGGTCAAATATTCCAGTAGATAAACCTCCAGCTGTCTCAGCTCTGTCAATAGTACCCATGCCCGAATCTAATGTACCTAGACCAGTACCCAAAGTTCCTAAAGCACCAGTAAGAGTTTGACCTGCTGTATCTAAACCAGTTCCTGCGTCTGTAAGGAATTGTTGATAACCACCTATACCACCTTCTAAACTACCAGTAGCTTTATCTATAGCGTCTTGTTGTAAACCTGAAAGACCTAATTGTGATGGTTTTAATAAAGCTAATTGTTCTGCTGTAGGTGCTGTTCCTGCCAGAGCTTTAGCTTGTTCCATCAGCCCTAGTTTATAGGCTTCTATTTCAGGGGCTTCTCTTTGTATTACGGTTTGTTCTTCTGCCATTATGCTACCTTCTCAAACTTTTTCATCATTTGATACATACGCTTTGCTCCTGCTTTTCTATCACCACCTCCAGCACCTTGCACTGCTCTTGCATTCATAACAAATTCACCGTCACTTAACATAGCAGGAATAGAATCCGAGGTTGATGTTCCAGGACCAACTATTTCACCACCATCTGCTCTGTTTTGATAGTAAGGGTTGTCCCCATAGAAATTTGTAAACTTATATTTATCTGGATCAGATAATAATAAATCTAAACCAGTTTGCATTCTTGGACCTTCATCTTCTTCTGGTACAGTAAAAATAGGCAGACCTGCTTGATCTAATCCGTATAAGCCTAATGCAGTAGCACCACCAAGCGGAGCATACTTTTGGAAAGCACTAGGGGCTAAGTCTTTTTCTGCTGTTTCTAAAGCTTTTAAAAGTATATCTTGTTTTTTGTCATCCGTCAGCTTTAAACCTAGTTCTTTAAATGTATCATATTTTGCATTGGCAGTTTCTTGTGCTGACTTCATAATATCAGCTTTAGAAGGCATAATACTTGGACGATCAGTAGCAAAGTATTCGTTATATGTATCTTTTGCTTTACCACCAAATTCTTTCAAACTGTCTAGTATACCTTTTTCTTCTGGAATGGGTTTTACATCAAATGACACAGTAGAATCAAGATTAGGATTAGATTTATCAAAAATAGACCTCATATCTACCTTTGATCCAGTTGATTTAGGTGTAATATTTTGTCCTGTCAAGTTATTAGTAGCAATACCAACATCAGATGTTGGGGTAGTTTGATCAAATATACCTCTAATATCATAGTCGCCTTTAGTTAATCCAGAATCTATAGCACTACCACTAAAACCACCCTGACCAAAAGCCATATTACCTAATCCAGCTAATCCTCCCGCAACAACGGCATTACGCAAAGCATCTCTTGGTTTTGCCCCTCCTGCTAAACTTCCAGCTAAAGAGCCTATTCCAGCAGATAAAAATAATGGCATAGTAGGTAATAAGTACGGAGCAACAATCGGTAATACCATTGGAGCGAATTTTTTTACAGTCTTTTTTAAACCTTTGAATAACTTTTTAAGAAAAAACTCAGGTTGTCCAGTAGCAGGATTTATTGAGTTTAGTTCATTACCAACAATATAACGGTAAGGGTCTAAATCTAAATCACGCATTTGTTGAAACAACATATCCTTTAATTTAGGATTATTGTCTAGCACTTCCAAAGGTATAACAGTTTCACCCTCTTTAGCGTGAACTACATACGTATCACCATTACGACCAAAGTCAGCTAACATTTTAGAAGCATTTTCTAAAGAAGCTAAACCGATCGGATTTGCGTTTGTTATATCATATGACAGACTTGCAATACTCATATCACCATCTTAACAGATAAAAAACTTTTATACAAGTGTGCAGTCAGTTACGAAACTGAAACTGTTACAGAACCAACGGAAGAAGTACCACTATTACCGTTTACTCCTGCGATATTTAACAAAGAAACCTTAACATCATTTCCTACTCTGTACAAGGTTCCTTGTTCCAAGCCAACATCACTCGTAGGCAATGCTGTAAAAACTAATTTTGTATTTCTACCTTCTCCAGGATTTTGTTGTTGCTGTATAAAAAAATCTAAAGTTGCAACAAGGTCATACATATATTCTATTGTAAGTTCACCATTAGGTTGTGGTAATCTTGGCGGAACTAAGGCAGACATTATCTTCTACCATCAGGGCGTATATCTACTCTTGGTGTGCCAAGTTTCCATGCCACACCTTGTTCTGTAGATTCTAGTTTCATATTAAATGATCTACCCCTTAACCTTACATTAAGTGTATCTGTAAATTGTTCGACTGGGGTTGTAGCTGATCTTGTACTTGTTCCGCTTGTATTATTTGCATAAGTACTTCCTGGACCATTACGAGCTTGTAAAGTAAAGTTAGCTGAAGGGTTGCCAGTTGTTGAAGTAGAACCATCAAATGTAATATCAGGTATAAGTTGTTTTATAAAAGTAAATTGATAACCATCACCAATATCTATTTGACTAGATTCAATAGAAGCTGTCATAGCATTACCATCATCATCATTACCGTTTTCATGTTCAAATAAATAAGAACTAGATGCGGCGATTGGATACTGCCTTACACCTCTATCATGCCATGCTGTTCTTGACAGATTACCATAATACCATGTTTGATTAGCATAATTATATATTACATACTTATCGTTTTCTTCAGAACTTGCAGAAGGATAAAACCACCAAACTTCTGACCATTGTGAATTTATTCCTGCAACCACTTTATCTTTTTGACTTTGGTTAAAGTCTAAGAAAACTTTGTCTCTTACAGTACAAGCTATTTGTTGTGTACGACCAGTATAAACATAAAAATTTTCTTTACCCATCCAAAAAACTACATCATCAACTGCAACCGCAGATTTAGGACTCATTATAGTAATGTTTTTGGAGAGCTCTTGTAATCCAAAAGTAAAAGGCGGACCAATAAAACGCATTGAAAATAAACTTCTATCTGTAAAAACCAAAATTTGTTGTTTAGTTTCTACAGCTTGAATAAATTCAGAGCCACTACTTAAACGTAAATCTCCAGCAGTATTTGTTGTGTCGGGTGTAAAATTTGTTAATGATTCTTGTGAACCAAACCGAATGAGCAATGGGTCTTGCGTGGTAGTTCCTATAGTATTTGCACCAAATACTACAATATGTCTATCTATATCTGATACTAAAACTTGTTTTGCTACAGTAGGTACGTCACTTGCTCCAGACAAACTTGACAATGCTACTGCTCTAGTGTTAAAACCATTACTTTTATCCCAATAAAAAATAGCACCATCACGAGGATTTATTAATAAATCTTCGCCAAAATTATCATGTGACCATAACCTTATTGTAGCTAGTGTACCAGATGATGCAGGATCACCCCAACCAAAGGTTGATAAATCTGCATTTATACCACCAAATCCTCCAGCACCCCAACCGTTACCACCGACCGTAGTGTCAAGACCTACATTAATTTGATATAATCCATCTACACCAGAGCCACCATTGCCACTATCTGAAGCATTTGCTGTAACACTAACAACAATCTCATATGAGTTGCCATTTACTATTTTTGTTATTTGATGTTCTGCATTTAATATACTTGCTGTTACAAGACCACCTAAAGTAACTGCACCAGATATAGTAACAAAATCATTGACTACTGCACCATGACTAGCATCAGTTACCGTAATAGTTGATGAGCTATTGGTTGCACTAAAAGTTATACTATTAGTAGATGTTTTACGAATAGGTGTAATATCATTAAATGCACCACCTTCTTCTATATAGTATTTTAAATGCGTCCCAACACCCATTAAATCAGAACTATCTAATGCTATATAATTATGTAAAGCCCTTGCAGTACCTTGATAGGTGTTGTTTGATTGTTTAGTCCAACCACCTATTTTTTCAGGAAAAGAAGTATAAAACCTAATTTTCTCACAATCAAAAAAGCCACCCTCATTAGAATACGAAGTTACTTCTCTGTTAATTCCTGGTCTAAATTTTAAACTAGTTAAAGGCATAGCAATACGATACTACTCTTTTGGAGAAATTACAATATTACAACAAACTCTTCTTTGTACATCTGTATGCAGTATACCACAATGTTTATGAACATTGTTAAAAAACACAGCACCGTTTCTTTGTGACATGACTTCAAGACTACCTATTTTAGTGCCACCATTACAAGTTGTGAAGTTTAATATAATGATATCAAATTTTCTGTCTGGCACATGAACACCTCGTTCTCCTATATCATGATGTGGTATTGTAAATATTTTTTTATTTTGATTTGTATATAAATTGCATCTCATTCTATATATATTACAAATAAATTGTTTTTCTACAGCCTCTATTAAAGGTCGCCACACTTCATGTATTGTATCAAAAGCGTCTTTCATTTTGTCATGATAAACTAAGTTACCTAGTACAAACGCATCGTCACTGTGATTGTCATGATCTTTACTTACTGTATGACTTAACCAACTCCATTTAAAATCGTGCGATAAAACATAAGTCTCTAAATCGTTGTAATGCTTTTCTTCTAAGAAAGGATGGAAGTATTGAAACTGTGGTTCAAATATACCCATGATTATTTACCTGAAGCCCCTCTATAATTGTATTCGTACCAACCTGTCATAATCCATTTTTCATTAGAGATTGGTGGGTTGCCTCTATGTAAGTGTGTCCAGTCTGATGGAAACAAACATAACGAACCTTGTTTGGCAGGAACTCTAGTGTTTTTATATAAAAATTCAGTTTCACCACCCTCGTCTACATCATTTAGAAATATTGTCCAAACTAAAAACCTAGTCCTTAGTTCAGCATCTTCAAAGTGCCATTGATGAAAACCTTCCCCTATATTAGTTCTTTGTACTTTGTAACCATCAAACCATATACCACACTTATCTATAAAAAAATCGTTTATTATTGGGAATTGTTTTGCGTAAAGGTCTATAGCACCGTTTAAAGAATCTTTTAATCTAGTTAGTAAATAATCACCTTTATCTTTGACTGTTGATAATATCATATGTCCATTAAATTGATTATCTTGCCTATTACTATTATTTGTTTCTTCAACAGTCATAGTCACTTTGTAATCAACGTTTGTATATCTTTCAACAGCTATAGGTACATTATTTATTATTTGTTCGCATTCATCTTTGGAAAAAACATTTTGAGTAATCATAATAGTATCTTTCATTATTTTTGTTCCTCAATAATTGTGTAATTAAGATTAAATGCAATAGTACGTCTTAATCCTTTTCCTTTAAATGGGTATACTGTATGTGACAATGTTGCAGGAAACATAAGCAAATCTCCTACTAATGGTTTGTAACAAAAATTACCAGTGTATAATTTATGATAATCAGAAACACCAAACATAAAATCTATATGTCCATCAATATCATTTAAAAAACCTCTGTCTTTATTATTAGGTATTTTTAAATATAACACTGCTGATATCTTACAATCATTATGCTGATGGACAGGATTATATTCATCTTCTTTTTGATTATTAATCCAAGCACTTTGTATTTTAATATCAGTGTTAGTTCTGCCAGTTACAGTTTCTAAATAATGAGCACCCGTTTCTATAAACATTTGCTTAATGTTCAAAGATTCCATAGCTTCGTTTGTAAGCACTGGAACATCTTGTATACGACTCACTAGACGATGATCCATGTTTTCTTTATTTTGTTGATTATCTGCAAAATCATTTATGTTTTTAATTATATTTGATGGCACTATTACTTTTAGTATTGATGGACCAAACGGTTTAAGACTTTCACATTTTAACTCTTGAGTCATTTATGCTTCCTCTCTTTCAAAAACTATGTTTAATAATATTCTTCTTGACGTATCGCTTTGTATTATTCCTTTATGCTTATGTATATTAGAAAAAAACACACCTGAGTTTGCTCTAGATTTAATTTCAGAATTACCAATCACTGTTCCACCATTACATGTTGTAAAATTAAATATAAAAATATTAACATTTGGATTGCCTTTTTCTCCACCAATTATACCCTTTATGTCATGGTGATAACCAGTAAATTGTCTTTCAGGTCTTGCTGTGTGCATAACTAGTTTGGCTCTAATAAGTTCTTTGCCTTTAAATCTAGATAGTAAATTAGTAAACATACTATCAAATAAACCATAATGATTACTTTTATGTATTTCTACACCTTTGTTCTCATATAATACATGAAACATATTATATTGATTGTCAGGCAAAACAGCATTAGGTCTCCAATACCAATCAAAAAAGCCACTTTCTACTATCTCACTAATCTCTTGAAATAAAGTGTCAGGTAAAAAATTTTCAAAATAAACATGCTGTTGTGAGCTAAACATTAAATAAGTCGTTTATTTTTTCTTCATTACAACTAATGGTGGGTATAGGATTTATCATCTGCATATTTTTGTATTCTTGATTTATTCCTGCTCCAAAATAATTAAAATTAATTGTTATTCTAAAAGGTGCATTAGTAGGAGACGAACTTGAGTGTGATGAAGTTGCATCAAACAATAATAATCTATTTTCTACCGCTTCAATTTCAGTACCGTCTGCCATAGTTGTTGGTGCATCACATGTAGTTAGATAAAACAAAGCTCCTTGATGTTTAAATTGTGTATCCTTATGTTTAGCATGATGTTCTACTTTTCCAGTTTTGCTTGGAAAATACAAATTACTTTTTATTCTAAACAAACTTTCTATATGTAATTTAGAAGCAATCATTGCAAAAGGATCTCTCTTAACAAATTCTTGCCAACCATTTTCATAGCTATGATAAATTATAGTAGCAAAATACATATCATCATTGCGTTCATCATTAGCATTTATTCTTGTTCCCAACCTCCACGGAAAGTGTCCACCAGGACCTAAGTATTGTTTTATTATTCCATACTCTTCTGCATTAAGAAAATTATCATAAACTATATAGTACATGTTTACCCCTATTTAAAGTTTGGACCGTGCAACCAACAAACTAAACTATATCTTGTGCCTTTTGTGACTGGGTTAACAGCATGTTTAATGTAAGACGGGAAAAATATAGCAGTACCTTGTTCCATTGAATCTTCTACATTAAATTTATCTACATCATCAGGAAACTCCATCGTACCACCTTCGTAATTTTCTGGTGATGTTAATTGTATAGACATTGATAATTTTCTAACTGTTGCATTTTGAGGTTCATTATCATAATAACCATCTTCGTGCGGTTTATAAAAACCTTGATTTCTTTCGTCGTATTTTGAAACTTGAAAAGGTTCTGTGTTCATTAAATCAAAGAAATAAAATTCAGTGTTAACTTTTTGTATTAGTTGAAAGATTGGTAAATATATATCTAAATGTTTTAGTTCACCAATCAACCAACTTACTTCACTTTGTCTCCAAGAGTTTGTTGCATCTTTATCTCCAGTAAATGCTTTTTGAAAACCAAAAGTAGTAGGGGTATTAAAAGTTACTTTGGCTCTTTCTATTATAGTATTACATAAATCTGCACTCAAAGCTTTCTTGGCTACTATTATGTTTCTTTTCATTAAAACTTCTCCTACTTAGTATAATATAAATGAGGTCTACCATCATAATTAAATTCAGGATAATGCTTTCCATTTTTTTCAATAAAATGTAAAAAAAGTTGTGTATGGTGTTTATAATCAAGTTCGTGTCTCCAATGTTCTTGATCACAACCTTTATATAATACAGCTTCACCAACTTCTAACTCAAACTTTTGATCCTCCACATATATCGCCCAATTATGTCCGCCATCACCACCTAAGTTTAAAGTAAGACTTATTTCGCATGATGGTCTGTCTTTGTGAGGGGGGCAATCTTGACCTTTAGAATATCTTCTCCAAAATGAATATGTAGGTACTAGTTCTTTACCATACGCTTCTTCAATTTTTGGTTGGATATAATGTAATATGTTTTCAATTGGTGGATCAGCATACATTTGATAAGTGTTATCAAAAGGGTGTTGACCTTCTGGGTTTCTCTGTATAAAATTATTGGCAATCAAATAATCAATGTGATTTAGAGTTAATTCAACTTGTGATTTTGTTAGACAATTTATCTTTTTATTCATTAAAAAAATATAAAATCTTTTGACTTATGTGTAAAACTTTTTTATATCTTTACCAAGGAAATGTTGCATTTCCCTCTGAATCTTCTTTAGCAGTAGAACCATGAACTTTTTCTTCAAAGTCAATGTGACCTTCAATTTCACTTTTAATATTTGATAATATAGTAGAGTCAATCCTGCCCTCAACCCAAGATTTTACATTCGCCTCTGTAACAGAGTTGTATGCTGTAAAACCACTAGCTAAACCAGTAACATTCATATCTAAATCAAAAGTACCCTCACCAGTAATACTATTTATTGTTTCACTCGTTCCAGTAAGTGTAGCGTTTACTCTAATAATTACATCTGCGTATGTTGTGCCACTTTCAGTAATATCTTTGGTATATAATCTTTGTATTGACCATGCGTATGTTGCCATTATGTACTCCTTAACTCTGTACTGTTCCTGCTACTGTTCCATTGTTTGTAAAAGTAAAACTTATTGGTGAAGCTCTTTCAACTGCCAATCCAGCCGCTCCTGCTGATCCACCAGAACCACCACCACTACCTGATGTTGTTGATGAAGTACCAGTTGAACCTGTACCTCCAGCAGATCCGGCTTGACCATAGCCTCCACCAGAACCACCAGTAGCTCCTGCACCACCGTTTCCAGCCGATCCAGTTGATCCACTTGACCCACCCGAACCAGAATCACCTCCAGGCTGATTTTGAAAACCTCTACCTAATCCTCCAGCACCTCCAGCACCACCGTTGTGACCAGTAACTTGTGTTTGCTGTTGTGTTTGTTGTGGAAATTGTCTGTATATTCTCCAAGAAGTTGAACGAAGAGTCGGTCCCTCATCAACATAATTTATTTGTGATGATAAAAGCGGACCTTTATAATATGTGTACTGTCCTTGAGATATTGAGTTTGTATTATAAAAATTAGGTGTAGTGTTTTGTGCAACATAAGGAGATCCTGGAGATGTTCGTCCCCATTGAACACGAGCTGACATAGGATTTTGATAAGTCGATCCCGTAGTAACAGTCCAGTTGGTAACACCTATTCCTTGGACAGTTGAATAATATACTAATGGACCTTCTTGTCCAGTTGTTTGTTGTTGTGTTTGTTGTGAAAGGTTTCCACCTTTTCCGCCACCACCACCTCCAGATCCGCCACCGCCTCCAGCGAGAATACTTCCGTTGTTAACAAAAGTACAAGCACTTGCGATTTTTATAGCGTCACCTCCAGCAGATCCAGCAGATCCAGTTCCACTATTAGCACCTCCGCCTGAGCCTCCAGCACCTCCAGCACCAATAATAGTTCCAGCATTTGTAATAGTTATTGTTCCAGAAGCACCAGAGTCAACTTCCAAACCATATTCGGCAGTATCGTCGGCACCAAGAGTAGTATTAGAAGGTATGGTTACAATTTTAGGATAATCAACAGCATAGTCATCACCAAACTGAGCACTTAAATTAGACTCGGTTATAGAACCAGTCGCATATGTAAAACTAAACCCTTTTGCTTGACCGTAGTAATCACTTATATCAATGGAACCAGAAGTTGCTACAGAAGCCGCGAGATTTGTAGCAGGATTATTTCCAGCTTTTTTCCTAATATTAGAACCACCTCTATAAAGATCGCCTAGAGCAATAGCACTATTACCACCTACAAACTCAGTTCTCAATGCAGAAAAAGATACAGATTGTCCGGAACTAGGTATCGCCACTGTTTAGCCTCCGTTATTTATTTGTTGCTTTAAATGTGTTAACTCGTTGCTAAGTTGTTTTACTGCTTCTATTAATACTGCGGTCATTTTAGCGTAATCGACCGACTTTGTTTCCATTTCATCATCAGCAGTTAAAACTACTTCTGGTAAAACTGGTTCTAAATCTTGTGCTAAAACACCTATTTGTTTTCTAGCATTTTCAACATCATTTCGTTTATAGTAAACACCTTGCATATTTTTAACTTTTTCCAAAGCATTTGCTATCGGTTCTATATCTGTCTTAAGTCTCTTATCAGAAAAAGCTGTTACATCATTATTAAAAGTCGCCGCTCCAGCCTCAGACATATCAATTGTAAGAGCAGTTATTACAGAGCCACCATCATTTCCTTTAACAACAAAATCATTATTACTTACTTTTGTTTCTAATATCAAATTACCAGAGCATCCTATGTCTGCTATAGTTGTTCCACCATCTTTAATAAGAATATTACCACCATCAGCATCAAGAATAATATCCCCTGCAACATCTACAGTTAAATCACCACTAGATAAATCAATTTCAGTACCATCAATGGTTATATTATCTACGGTGACTCCAGCATCTGCATCTACAACTCCGCTAAATGTACCAGTAGTTGCCGTCAAAGCACCTACGTTTACCGTAGCTAAAACATCAGTCACAGCCGCTCCGCTTCCTGCACCATCTAAAGACACTATCTTAGTATCTCCATTTGGTATTGTAATCGTTGCACCACTACCTTGTTTTATAATTATACTTTGACTACCACTCGTACCGTTTTTAATTATGTGAACTCTTTTTAAAGTATTTGGACCAATAGTAATTGTACATGTTGAATCTAACGTTCCAGTATATATTATATATATTGCTCTTCCAGCGTCTGCACTACCATCAGCTATAGTAGTTGCATGTGTATCGGCATTTGTTGTAATGCCTTCGGTACCAAATCCTAAGGCTTCACCAACTAATTCTAAATTAGTGTTTGTAGAAGTACCCCACGTTCCAGATTCATCACCAGTTGCTATTTCTTTTAATCTAAGATTGTTAACGTATGTTGCCATTATGCTACCCTTTCAATCCAATTAGCCAGTTGGTCTGGTTCAATTAAACTATAAACTTGCTCTTCACCAGTTGCACTAGTGCCACTAACTCCAGTTAAAGATAACACAGAACCACCAGATATTGCAAGTGTTCCTACAGAAATTGATAATCCAGCTAATGTTACTGATAAATTTGAATCAGCAGTAACAGTTTCACTACCTAATGCAGTAGTTCCAATTACGTTTGTAACTGGAGCACCAGTAGTAGTCAATATAGTATATACATCTGGTGTATTAGCTTGTCCACCCATTGCACTATGATTAGTACAATAATAATATAAGGTATTGGTTCTATTTGGAACAGTTATCTGTGTATAAGCTCCAGATGATCCTGGAGTACCATTAGTTGTTACACCACTTGTAAACTCTGATCCACCACCATGAGTACCGTTTGAAGTTAAACTAAACCTTAATGGATGACCACTATTACTACTATCACTTTGGTCAA